TATTAGCAACTTTCTTTTTAAATTCAGTTGGATAGGCGGATAATTCTTTTGACACAATTTGACCATTTTCATTAATATCAAATTTGTTTCTAATCTCTTTTATTAAATCAGATTTAGATAATTTTTGATAATTTCTAATTTGTGTCATAAGATTATATGCTTCTATCATTTCGATTAATTCTTCTTTAGAATAGTCTTCTAATCTTTTTGTCATATATATATAATATTATTATATAATTTTATTAATATTATTAGTAATGTCTCTACATACATATAAACCCCAAAAAGGTTTACAATATTCAATCTGTTTTTTAAATGGTAAATCTTCGTTTGTTAGAATACCTTCATTTTTATGTTTTAATAAATATTCAATATTAGATAATACACATACAGATACTTGTAATTGTGTGCAATTAGATTTGCAATTTTTACCTAATAATTTCATTGTCTCATTATTTGTTAAAACACTACCACACCAATATACTTTATTATCTTTAAAAAAGACACACGCGCCCATACTATCATAACCATCTTTATTAATAATATCTTTTTGATATAAACCAATTAAATTTTTAGGTTCTTTATAATTGTTCTTTTTCATAATTTCTAAACAATCTTGACTAATTTTACAACTATTATAAACATAACTAATTGTTGGAGTGTAATTCTTTGTAGAAAATAAATCAGACAGACTAATAACTTCATTATGTGTAATCATTCTACCTCTTATCTTTTCTACTTTATTATCTGGTGTAATTATAAATGATTCTGTAAAACAATCCATAGAATGCTTATTTGGATTAATATACATATTCTCATTATATTTTGATTTAACATATTCTGGGGTTGGTGGTTTTGGCGATGATAAGAAAGAAGGCGATAACGCTTCACTTATCAGTCCGGCAGCACTCCAGCTATTGAACATATAGTTCTTTTTTGGTTTTAGATTTGTTAATTGTGTATCAGTTTCTGCGCAATGTATCATATTAACACATTTAGAAGCGACATAAGACCATTTATTTTCTTTAATGTATTTTAACATTTCTGGCTTATGATCTTTACAATAACAATATATAGCCTCCATAACTAGATTACTTATGAGCCCAGGGTTGCATCCTCCACTTTCTAATGTTGAAACATTAGATTTTACTTTTTTCATCTCTTTATCTAATTGGATATTTTGATAATATAATGTTCTTTTTTCTGGATTTTTTATTTCATCTTTTTTGTATTCTTCAATAGATGTATTAATATACAAACATTTATTTTGACGAGATAATTTCATTATTTGAATACTATCAGTATCAACTGTTAAATCAATACATAAAGTTTTATCATTCATTAAAGGACTTAATAAATCATTCATATTATCTTCTGTAATATATTTTTTAATATGTTGTAATTTTGGTATAATTTTATAAATATATTCGGGGATATCTTCAGGCATTACACAAACTATTTCTTTAGTTTTTAGAAGTTTATGCTTTTTCTTTTTCATAAGTTCTAAAAGACTTCTTTGAATACAACCCATACCAAGTAAGAGTAAACGTTCAATAGGCATAATTTATAATATATAATTATATCATAAATTAAATTTCAGTTTCAATATATTTAATATGCTTTTTTGTTATAATGTGTTTTGATTTATTGCCCTTTGTATATTCTTTTCCACATTCACAAACAACTCTTATTTTTTTTATATTTAATATTTGTTGTTTATTAGCTTCATAATGTTCTTTCTTTTTTTCTAAAATTATATTTTTATTAGCTTCTTTATATTCTTTTGCTTTTTCTAATATTTTATTTTTATTATCATTGTAATATTCTTTTTTTGTTCTACCCGCAATTACTTTATTAACACAATCATTATTTTTTATATGTTCTCCTTCTTTTCTTTCTAATTCATTTTTAGAATTACATACATAATTTTCTATTAGTTCTATTTTACAATTTTCGATACCAAACTCATCAAATATATTAAATATTAAAACTTTATGATGGGTTCCTTCTTGCCATAGTTTATAATTTGCCTTATGTCTTGAAAATCTTTTACTTAATGGCTGAGTTGTCGAACCAATATACATTTTTGTATATGCATTATCTATAATCTTATATATCTTTCCATTTTTATAATCCATTTTTATTCTATATTATTCTAATATATTCTATTTCTTAAATCATTTAATTATTTTTAGTTTTTAATAATAGATGCTTTTTCTTTTTCATAAGTTCTAAAAGACTTCTTTGAATACAACCCATACCGAGTAAGAGTAAATTATGAATCATATAATATATAATATTAATAATATAAAAAAAATAATTATAATATATATATGCAAAGAGTCATATGTGCATCTGGTAAATTAAGAAAAAATGAAGTTAGAGGATCGATGAAAGAATGTGCAGAGAGAGGTAAGGTTATGTATTGGGGATTAAATAAAGTAGATCCTAAAATTTTAGAATTTGCTAAAAATGAAAAGAAAAATAGAATGACAATACAAAAAGCAAGATTAAAAATGATAGCATTAAAAGCAAATATAGGAGCAATAGAAAGAAAAATCGATGATATAAAACATCGAAGTAAAGAAAAAAGAAAAGAGACAGATGTATCTGAAATAGAACAATTACAAAAACAATTATCTGAAAAAATTAAAGATTATAATGAATCTGTTAAACTTATAAAACAAATTGAAAAACAAACAAAAGAAAAGAAAGAGGAACAAATAGTTAAACCAAAAAAGAAAGAAAAAGATAAAGAAGAATTATCTGATATAAAAATATTTGATAATATGATACCAAATGATAATAAAATCATAAAACCAATAGAAAAAAAAAAAATTATAAATAATTTAAATGATATAGAGAATATGATGAATAGATTTATTAAAAAGGGTAGTGAAGTTCCCTATGTATTATATCATCCAAATAAAATATTGCAAAATATAGTTTCACATGTTATAATGTATAAATATAATAATACTTGTCCATTACAACAATTTATTTATATAAATCCAAAAAATGATGAAAAATTACAAAAATATAAAAAATATTTTGAATTATCACAAAAAGGTTATGCAGTAATATATGGTTATAAATTATCAGATGAAGATATAGGAATGAAAAATTTATTAAATAATATATCAACCTGTATTAAGCAAAATCAAAATACAATCATTATGCATTTAAGTCTTCCAAGTCATGCAAATCTAATAATTATAAAACCATATACAAAAGAAATCATTCATTATGAGCCTAATTTACACTATGAAAAAATTAATAAATCAATTCCATTTGCAAAAAACATAATCCAAAAAGTATTAATACCACAATTAAAAAAATTAACAAATATAGATTTCCATTATGTAGAAACTGAAGACATTTGTCCTAAAGAGCCCGTTGGTTTATTTAATCCACAAGATAAACAGGGATTTCAATCTATTGAAATTAAATATGTTCCTCAGGATATAGAACATGAATCGCGCGGCTTTTGTGTATTATGGAGTTGGTTCTTTGGTATTCTATTAATCAATAATCCAAATTTAACAACAACAGAAGTATATAAAAAAGCATATGAGATATTAGGATCTAATCCTCAAACATTTAGAAATGTAATACGCGGTTTTTATTTAGAAATATTAGAAGAAATTACAAAATTAAAAAATGAATTTAAAAAACCAGAACATAAATTTTTATTTGATATATATGATGATCCAATATCATATTTTAAAAACAAAAAAACAATAACTTTACCAGAAGAAAAGAAAATGAATGATATATTAACTAAACATTTTAATAAACGAATTCAACAAAATGAAAAAGAAAAGGGTTCAGGTCTTAGATCTATGTATAAACATAAAAATATAAATTTAGGTTTTATCAAAAAAAATAGTTTTAAAAATATTAAGTGTTTATGTGATAATAAAAAAAAAGCAACTAAACATTGCAGTTGTGATATTATTAATTAATTATAATATATGACATCATGCATTTAATGCCTCATTAAACTTTTTATGTTTTTTAGATATATTATGAATATTTCTTGTAGAGCATCTATATTTACCCCCACACTCACAAATTATTATATCAGCATTTTTTAAATAATAATTTTGTAAAACTTTATCTATCTTCTTCTGTTTATCTCTATTGTATAAATCTCTTTGAAATTGTTTTAATCTTTCACAATTATCATTATAATATTCTAATCTTGTTCTATTAGGTATATTTTTGTTAACACATTCATTATTTTGTATAAAATGCTTTTCTCTATTTTTAACAATATTATTATCATCTGTTTCAATTTCTTCTATTAATTCAACTCTACATGCCCCATCTTCTAAAACATCAAATGAAGAGCATTTCATTCCTCCTTTCTCAATATGTTGTTTATACATTGCTTTATGAACACTAAAACGCCAGTTAATATTTCTAGATGTAGAACCATAATAAACTTTATCAGAATTATCCGAAACAATTTTATAAATAAAATATTTTCTATTTTCAACCATTTCTATATTATTATTTTAGATTTTTATTTTATAAAAAAATCATATTTATATATAAAAAATATTTAAAGTATTTTCATATTAATATTTAAAATATTATATATTATATATAGTAATGTCCAATATGTCAAAATCAAAAAAAGACCCAGAGTTTTTAAAACAACAAGCTATGAAAAAGAAAGCATATAGAGATAAAAAGAAAGGTGAAATGAAATTAGGAGAAAATATGATGGCTAAAAATGATTTACATAATATTTTTGATAATATGAAAACTCGTAAAGATACACCTTTATCAAAGATATCTATTAATAATTATATTGCTAAATTAAATAAAATATCTCAATTAGTAGAAGGTCATGATTTTACTAATTACAAATTTTTAGAAGATACAAAAAAAGTATTACGTGCATTAAATGCATCTAGTCTTAAAAGTAAAAAAGATTATATGACACCAATAATTAAAATATTACAACATTATAAAGTATCAGAAGATTTAATTAAAAATTATCGTAATGTATTAGGAGAACATAAAGACGAAGAAGATAAAATTAGAGGTGATAATAAATTACAAAAACAAAAAGATAAAGATAATGCGATGTCATTAGAAGATATAAATAAAAAATATGATGAATATAATATTTATGAAAATAATAAATTAGATCCTAATAAGTTATTATATAAATTAATTGTAGCATTCTATTTCAAAAACAATGTTATATTAAGAAATGATTTATCTAATTTTAAAATAGCATCAGATAAAAAGAAAGATTTAAATACAGATTTTAATTATATAATTCTAAAAGGAGATAAACCAAATAAAATAATTATGTTAAATTATAAAACTGCACCTACATATGGTAAACAAACATTTGAGATAACAAATGAATTATCTGAGTTATTAAAAGAATATTTTAATATATTTAAAAAACAATCTGGTGATTTCTTATTTTCAATGCCCGATGGAGAACAAATAAAGAGAAACACATTTTTAAAATATATTACTAAATCTATGGATGAGGTTTTAGGCTCACCGTTAAATATTGATTTAATAAGAAGTATTATAATATCCCATTACTATGATAAGCCGATGTCTATAAATGATAAAAAAAATCTAGCCCTTCGCTTTCTTCACAGTCCATCTATGGCATCTGAATATGTTAAGTTGGATTTAATGGATGATTAATTTAAATAAATTTAATTATTTTTATTTATATATAAAAAATATGTAAATAATTAGACAAAATCATATATATTGTGGGGTATTTGGTCATATATAACGTTATATATTATGCTTTTTATGCTTTTATATATCATATTGTCCATATATTTAAATATTTTTACTTATATATAAACAATAATTAAATAAATTTTAATAATTTTTAATATAAAAAATAATATATAATAGTAATATATATGGGCGGTCAACAAAAGATAAAACAACAACGAAGACAAGAACGAGAACAAATAAAAAAAGAATTAATGAATCAATCAAAAGAGTATGATGATATTTATAAAGATAAAAAAGTTCATACAATGGTATTTGATATTAATCAAAAGAATAAAATAAAAAATACAAAACCAGATTACATTACATTATATAATGAACAAACAGGGAAAATTATAAAAACATTTAACATGCATCAGTTAGCTGATAAAGTTATTGATAATTTAAATAATGATAAAGATAATCTAAATAAAATTATTGATGATAATGATAATAAAATTTAATCTCTTCCAATTTCTAAATTAGGATCTAATCTATTCAATGTTTCTATTGAATGTTCTTTTAATATATTTTTACTTTCTGATGGGATAACTAAATCATTTGCAGAATATCCTTGTAATGGATTTAATGAACTTACAATATCTTTCTGTGTTCTTATGTCATATTGATTTAAATGTTTAGTATTAGAAAATGGACGAGTTGCTTTATTAAGTGTTATAATTTCATGGGTAGGACTTCCTAATAATTCAGCTTGTAAACCCCCCTGTGAATGACCTATCGTTGATATATTATTATCTCCATATTTTTTACTTGCATCATCTTGCACCTTTTTTGCTTTTTTATATCTAGATGTATGTTTATATAATTTCTTACCTCCTAAACCGTAAACAAAATTATTAAACCAATCAGTTAATCCACTTGTCCCCATATGTGTAACAACCGCTTTGTTTGTCTTTGGGTCATAATATACTTTACTTGTTTTACTTGATAAAGTTTTATCCATTAAATAATTATCAACTTTATCTTTTGGTTCATAAGAAGCATTTAATAAATTTTTTAAAGTATTGACTTTTAATTTACCCCCCTCAGTATTATGATGAATTAATGTATATGTTAAAACCATTATATAATTATATTATATATTTTATTTAATTCTCAAAACATTTTTAGGGTCTGTAAAAAAATCATTAATATTATTTAATCCTTGTAATGTTAATAATACAACTAAATTATCTGATGATAAATATTTATCTTGATTATTAAAAAATAAATGTCTAAATGAATCATTCGGAATATCTTTTAATAAGCATTTCATTGTAGACCATCTGCCACAATCTCCGGTGTTGGGATTTTTACTTTGAAAGTCTTTTTTATTATAATCAAATGGTCTAGGGTCATCTTGAATTAATTGACTTAGATATAATGGGAAATGTGCTTTATCGTATGGAACTAATCCATGAGTTATTGGTGCATCTGGTGGATAACCATATGAATCCTGAAAATAAACTGATTTTCCATTGTCTTGTTCAACTAGACAGACCCAATGACCACTATTGCGGGATACTTCATACAATATAACAACATAACCTTCTTTTCCTAATAATTGACTTAATGATTTATATTTATTTAATTGTGAATATGGAACCGGATTTTTATGAATTAATTTAAATATATCATCACCACTTAAATCTTGTTTTCTAAAATAATCAACAAGTTTTTCTATACCTGACATAATATAATATATATTAATATTATATTATTATTATTATTATTTAAAAAAATGTTGGTGCTCCTATGGCGTTAAATGCTTTTGTCCCCACTTGTCCTATCTGTTGGAGCCCAGGAAGGGGTATTTTGGAGGCGATCGCGAACGGTGCTGTCAAGCCCTTAAAAAACATATCTGCGAACGATCCTGCATGTAATGGACCAACACTGTGAGCCATAGGAAGAGCACCCGCAGTCATAGCACCGCCTTTTTTAGGACGACCTCGTGTCTTCTTACCTTTTTCTAAACCAAGACCAAGCATATGACCAAAAGGAACTATGTCGCCAAATATTGAACCACCTTTTTCATCTAATCCGGCAGCAGTCATAGCACCGCCTTTTTTAGATGGACGTCCTCTCTTTTTATGTAATCCTGCGGCAGTCATAACACCACCTTTTTTATCTTCAAGACCAAGCCCAAGCATATGACCAAAAGGCACTATATCGCCTAATATTGAACCACCTTTCTTTTTTCTTACTAATTTGCCCGCAGTCATTGCACCGCCTTTTTTATCTTCAAGACCAAGACCAAGCATATGACCAAAAGGAACTATGTCGCCAAAAATTGACCCACCTTTAGAATCTAATCCTGCTGCGGTCATAGCACCTCCTTTTTTAGGACGACCCTTCCCCTTTTTAGCAGGCATATCACTCATACCACTTTTTTGTTTATGATATAATTCTGCGACTGCTTTCATTCTTTCTTTAGCGGGTAAATGTTTAAATTTGTGAATATGTTCTTTGACAAACATAGCGTATGAACTAACCATTATATATAATATATAATTATATTATTTAATTTTTATAATTTTTTAAATCGGAATTAATTGTATTTATAGCATATTTAATATTAGATGCTATTTCATCATCTTCTGAATTTTCTTCTAAACTATCATCATTAATAATTGGTGGTTTTATTTGTGTTATATTATTATAATATTCTAAATCATTTATAATATTATTTAATTTATTTAATATTATTTGAACATCTTTTTTTAATTCATAAAATTGTTTAATATCACTCATATATATTATATATTTATATATTTATATATTTATATTTTAATTTAATAATTATATTTATTAAATTAATTAATTAATCTATTTTCGAAAACCTTTACCAGCCATACCTGCAACATACCCGAGCGCCTTTTGACCGATGTCAGATTTAAGTGCATTGGCGGTTGTCCCTACAAGTGATTTAAGTGTGCCAAAAAGAGAACCACCTTGAACGGTTGGTTTTACAACTTCATCAGAAATCATACGACCATCTTTTGGTTGAGTTTGAAGGGCTTGTTGAACTTCGGAGTGAGAAAGTTCACCAAGATTAAACAGAGCAGATGATGGGGTAATAGATAAAACACCGCGATATACGGGGCAAACCATAAGTTCAACGTTATATTGTGCACCAGCAGCAGCACCAGCATAACGGAAAGGTTGATCATTGAAAGCCATATTACATTGGAAGTTTTGGTTAGCGGCAGCCTCCATAGGGAGCACATCGCCTGCCATAAGGTCGAGCCCGAGATCTAATGTTGGCGAAAGAAGGAGAACGGCTTGACCGTTGCACCAATCGTTCCAGCTACCCTTCCAACCGTTACGTTTAGAGATACGGTAGAGAGTTTTAGAAGATGCTGAAGCAAGGAGACCAGATTTTACACCGTAGTTAATCGAAATACCAGCAAGGGCTGAGCCTGCAGACCATTGACCAATACCGAAGAAGGTATCTGTTAAAGCCGTCTTTGCTACAGTTGTTGCATCTCGACCATTCATAGATTGACGAGCATAGATAGCAATTAAATCGGGTTGAGCAGAGAAACGAATTGTATCAGAGTTAATACCATTCATGTTATTGCTTCCGATTGTTGCTGGAAATTGTTTATTAAAATAAATTAAGTTCTCATATGGATATGATACAACTGGAGGAATTGTTACGAGGTCTTGAGGAACTTGGATATATTCCCATTCAAGACGAGCGTCTCTAATTTCAAGAGCTGTAAGACATGCGGGAAGATAACCACCAGCAAAAGCATTTGCTTGAGCGGCTACAAGCATATCATTATTATTTTGAAGGTTAAAAACCATAGACATAGTGTTGATATTAGCAAGGAAAGTCTCATTATCATAAGTTGTGAATGGTGAAATTATCAGGGGTTCTGAAATCTCAAAAGTAACAACGCGGGCATTTGAAGCCCCTGCTGCTGTTGCTTCATATGTTGGAACGATTGAAATAGGTTTAAAAGATGCGCGATTTACACCAAGAGAATTCTCATAACGAGAAAGAACTTGATTTGCGCGTGTTTGAACATTTACACTTACAGTATTAGCAGCACCAAACGCAACACCGGCCGCAGGAGCAACACCACCAACGACGCCAGAAACAACTACGGGTTTATCGGCAACAAGACCAGCAAGATTGTCGGGTTGGCAAGGGCATTCGGTTGCTTGATTTTCAACCCAGTGTTTATCAAGACGACGCTGAATCCAATCAAGCATCATACGAGAGTTGAGGGTTGTGGTTGCACCGTTAATTGTTAAAGAGAGTGTTGATGTAATTGATTGGAGGGGAAAGGCGCGAAGAACAGTATTTGCCGAAACAGTATTATTAAGAACATTATTAGGAAATACTGGGAAGTAATTAGCAGCTGGATATGCTACTGCGCCGCCTTGGGTTTCATCAACTGTAATTGCTATAGTGTAACGGATACGAGGATTACGACTGATTACTGTAGAAGCAAGTGAAGGAGTAATGATGGAGTTAAAGTTAATTATACCATTATATGGACCCGCTGAATCGCTAAGAACTTCAAAATAGTTAACATTATTTCCAGATACCTTTACAAGGGCGTGTGTTGTTTTACTGACATTGACTCGATTGTCAAGAACAAGCTGTATATCTTCTCTATTAGAACTCATTATATAATTATTATAGATTTTATTTTTATAACTAAAATAATAATATTTTATATCATTTTAGTTTATTATTTAAAATTTTTGGATAAATTGCAATTTCACACTTACGTTTTCGCCATTATTTATATATAATTCATAAGAAGTGCCATCTTTATACTCATAATATAATTGTATTTGTATATCATCTAATGAAAGATTTGAGCGTAAAAAGTAAGTTCTTAAAAAGTTAGGCTGAAAATAAATTGTTTGGTCTATATTCTCAATCCAATCAGTTGTTGGGCAATCTATATCAAAAAATATGTTATTACTATCGTTAAGACCAAAATAAGCACCAACAACATAAATTGAATTAGAACGAAATAGAATCTTATCAAGTTTATTAAATTTATTTATTGTTTTTACATGCTGGGTTGTTGTTTCTTGTTGTGTATTTAATGTTAGTTTATATAATTGTGATTGTTGGTCTAATGTTGATGTAAAATATACAATATTTAATAATGATTGATTAAAAAGAATACCATTACCCGATAATGTTAATGTTTGAGGATATGAAAGAGTGCATAAGCCTGTTTGATAATCTAATGATAATGATGGAGCCGTTCCTATTGTTCCCGCCCCCAATACTTGATTAATCTTTGTTGTTGCTTCTATAAAAGCGTTATTGATAGCATCTATAAGAACTGACATATTATATATATCTACTCTTCCGGCATCTATATCTGAGCCATTCTTTGTAAATATTCTATATGCTCCGGTTAATGATGATGTAAATTGTAGTGCTAAAGTTTCTGCATTTAATGCCTGAACTTTATTCTGTGTCTTATAAGATACCATATATTGATTATTAACATCATTTCTAGCAATTGCTCCACATTCATCTTGTAAATCTAAAGATGTTATAAGGTTTTGAGATTGTAGACCATAAAGATAAAGTTTTGAACTTAGAGTTTGTGCTGTATTTTGTGTATTAGAAAGATAATCATATGTTTGTGTAAATTCTGCTATCTGTGTAAATGTTATCGCATTATTACTTACATTTCCTTGGTATATTAGACCATCTGCTGAACCTAAACCATATAATTTATTTGGATTAGAACGTGATACAGTTACTGCTTTTAATGGTAGATTTGATGTAACTTGTGTCCATTTTTGGGTCATTGATGTTGTTGGTGATAAATATACTGTCCCTTTGTATGGTATCCATTGATTAACCATAAATGGCTGATTTGGCATATTTGCTGTTACCATATTATTTGTTGAATAACTAGCATTTTGAAATAACGACTTTATACTTAAATTGTTATAATCTGAGAAAGTAAGATCACCTTCAATAAATACTATAGAACTTATACCCTCATGAACATTTATCTGTGCAATATTTCTATCAGTTGTATAAATTAAATTTTGAGCCGCTGTCATTGTGTATGTATTATCGGTAAATGTGATCTTATAAATTTGTTGTCCTAAAGCTAAATTGTTCTGTTGTGTTTGACCAACTACAAATAATGAAACGGCTCCGTTATAGATATCATTCGGGTTAGAAGTAATATCACATACATTTACATTATTAGGTAATGTAACCGTATTGACCAATGTTAAACTTTGGATACTATAAATATAAATGTTATTATCGACACCTGCTTCACATACCGCAATATGGTTCAAACCTAATTCACATATTGCATTAGCAAGTATACCAATATTTGGTATTGTATATACAACTGCTAAAGTTGAAACATTTCTCATTACTATTGATTGTGAACTGTTTTGATATGCAAATAATGCGA